ATAAGCATTTCTAATTTTGGTATAACTTCATTTTTAAATTATAGTCCTTTTAATTTATCAGGTTCAAATGTATGGACATCAACAACAGTTGTAAATTCGACAACAGAGGCATGGATGTTTTCTCTGCCAGCAACTAACATACAAAAATTTGGAAAAGTAAATTCAGCAACTGTTTTACCATGCCGTACATTCACAGTAACAGGAACAACACTATCTTAAAAATAAAATACAATGACATACAAATTTTCACAATTTAACGTACAGATTGTAAACCCTACAATCAGCATAAACCTAAACACTATTCTAGACAAAGCACTTGACAAACTTTTAGGCGTTGACGTGCTTTTGACAACAGATACAGCGGAGTTCGGAGTTCGTGCTGAGGATATGCCTTATACAGATAGTTGGGATGATGCCGATGTTGAAGTTATGGTAAATACATGGTTAATACAATTTGAAGTATAATGGGAGTATATATTAAAGCAAGAGTTTTACCTCCAACTTATGACCCCGATGCACAGGCATTTTTCACAGCATCGGGCTTAACAGGTGCTACAAATTTAACAGCCATAAACAATTTAGTTGTGGCTCTTAAAGGTTACGGCATTTGGACAAAGATGAAAGCTATTTATCCGATGGTTGGTGGAACTGCTGCTTTGCATAAATGGAATTTGAAAGACCCGAGAGATTTAGATGCGGCTTTTAGGTTGGTGTTTAGTGGTGGAATGACGCACAGTTCAACAGGTATTGCATTTGGAGGTGTTAATGGTTTTGCGAATACTTTTTTAACACCTTCAACAAATCTTACATTAAATTCTACGCATTTAAGTTATTATAGTAGAACAAATGTAAACTTAACTCAGGTTGAAATTGGATGCTATGATAATACTGGTGCATACACAATAATAGAAGCACGAACAGCAAATATTAGTTATTTTTTAACAAATACAAGTACCATCGCAGGCGTTGCAGATACAAATTCAGCAGCTTTTTATATAGGTAATCGTACTGCAACGACTGTAACAAATGGCTTTAGAAATAATGTTAAAATATTTAATTCAGCAGCTTTTTCAACTTTTAGACCTGTAAATAATATTTATATTGGTGCTGCAAATAACGCATCAAGTATTGCACAATATTTTACTACAAAAGAATGCGCTTTTTCTTCCATCGGTGAGGGCTTATCTGATACCGAAGCCGCTAATTTTTACACAGCAGTACAAGCATATAACACAACTTTAAGCCGCCAAGTATGACACAAGTAGGACTTTTAACAGAAACACAAAAAGATAGCTTAGTCGGGCAATTATACGATGAGGACAGCTATTTTAACCCAATACAGGATGACTTCGATAATTGGATAATCAGCATTGAAGAAATAGATTTTTGTACAAATCCTTTATTTGATTGGGTTAAAACATTACCTTTAATAAACTATGAGCCAAAGCCTTCTCCACCATTACCTGAATAATAAAAATTAAAAACTATGTTAGGTGGTTTATTAGACAATGATGAAAAGAAATATCTATCTGATAAATTTTATGATGACTTTAAACCATTTACTCCTTTATTAGATTCAGATAGAAATTGGATTTTACCACTCTATCAAATATTTGAAAACAAAAATTTAGACTGTTGGTGGGTAAAGTATTTACCAATAGTTGAGTTTAAATCATTCCATAAATCTTAATGCCAAAATGAAATCCTTATTTTTACAAATTCCCCAAGAAGTAGGTTACCTAACTAACTATGGTATATTAGGAGTGTTTGCTATTCTAATGATTGGTATTATTTACTTTATGGGTAAACAATTCTTTGTATGGCATAGGAAGAATGAAACAAGAATAGTAGAGTTAGAAAAGAGATTAGAAACTTATCTTGTTGAGGATAGAAGCACATTGATGGAAACACTTACATCTAATAATCATGTTATAGAAAACAATACAGCTCTAATGAAAAAGCTATTAAACTTAGTTGAAAGATTAGAAAAGAATAATTAAGATTAAGTTGAAACTATGAATAAAAATTAAGATATTTGTTAAAATTAACAAATATCTTTTTATGTTAAACTCAAACGATGTTCAATTTAAATTGCAGAATGCATTTTTAGATTTAGAATTTGAAGAAGGAAGACATTTATACAAAGTAAAAAATAAGTTGCTTACTTCTACAACAGGAATGATTAAACAACATACTCCTGATTTTAATGAAAAAGAAGCTGCAGGAAATACAGCAAGAAAGCTACAAGTTAAAACAAGTGAGATACTCTTAGAGTGGAAAAACAAAAGAGAAAAAGCAGCACATCAAGGAACTAAAGTACACTTGTTTGCAGAGAACTATATTGTTGATAATGAGTTAGTTCCAACTTGTAAACAAGAAGAAGCAGTTAAGAAATTTATACATGAAAATATACTATCAGGTAAATATACAGTATTAACTACTGAACTTAAAATGTATTCTGAAAAGTATGGATATGCTGGTACATCAGACTTATTGTTATGGGATAATGAACTTGAAGAAATAGTTATAGCTGATTACAAAACTAATTATGATTTAGATAAACAGTATGGTTATCTTTTAGAACCATTTAGTTATACTCCAAATACTCCTTATTGTAAGTATCAAATTCAATTGAGTTATTATCAGATACTCTTAGAAGAAATAGAATTGTATGCTAAACAAAGATTGATAATTTGGTTAAAGACAGATGGAACTTATGAACTGAGAAATTGTAATGATTTTACTACTATATTAAAAGATTACTTACAACAATGTTAATTAAAGAAGTCATACAAAGAATACAAGCTTTATATTCTAAAGGTGTTAAATCTGATGATAGCAGATTAAGTTCAAGACATATTTACAGCAAACTTAAATCTATTAGAGGAAGATTACTTTATGAGAAAGTAAATAAAAGACAATTCATTGCAAGTATTAACTATCAAGTATTGCCTTGTGTAGAACTTGTAAAAGCACCTATATCAGAATGTCCTTGTATTCCTCCTCTTGGATGTTGTATATTTAAAACTAAATATCCACTTCCTAAACCAATATCAGGTATAAGTGGACACATCATTAAAAGTGTTACATCTTTAGATGGTAATATAGTTTACTCAGAACTAACTTGGCAGGATAAAAAATATAAACAGTTTGATAAATATACTTCTCATAAACCTGATTATTTTATTTCAGGTGAGTATCTTTATGTGACTGCAAAGAATGATGCAGAAGTAATCAGAATAGAAATATTATTAGAAGACCCAGTAGAAGGATATACTTATCCAATGTATTGTCCTGATGTAAATAATTCTTGTGAGTCTGTATTTGATAAAGAGTTTCACTTAGATAATTCAATGTTAGATGCAGCTGTTGAGTTAAGTGTACAAGAACTTATAGCTGTATTTAATCAGGCACAAGAAGATTCATCTAATAATACAAAAGATAATCCAGAACAAACAACTAAGTAAAATGAGTAAAGGAAAAGTATTAGAATCAATACAGACAGCATACAAGAATTACTTTAAGAAATCAGAATTTAAAAGAAAGCTTACTAAGACTGAATACCTTAAACTCTTAAATGGGTTCAATGATTTTATAATGGAATCTGTATTAAAAGGTGAAACAGTTTATTTACCAGGCAAACTTGGAGCAGTACAAGTAGTAGGTAAAAAAAGAAATATAAAAGTTACTGATTGGGGAATATCAGGGTTATCAATTAACTGGACAGAAACTAAAAAGTTATGGGAATCTTGTGAAAAATCTAAACTGCAGCAAAAGAAAATATATAATTTTAATGAGCATAGTGATGGTATAGGATATAGATTTATGTGGTCAAGGACAGCAGTAACATTAGGTAATAAATACTTTTATACTTATTGTCCTAACAGAGAGAGTAAAAGAGAATTAGCTAAAAGAATAAGAGAGGGAACTGAATATCTAATACTTGAAGGAAGAGATGCTCTACATACTAAATCATTAAGAGCTTTAAAAGAACGTAAACTATGAGTAATGAAGTTACACCCTATGTATCTGTAAACAGAATACTTGGTAAACTTAGAAGAGATTTTGGTTCATTAGAAAATATAAATGAATCAGATGTTATTGAATGGACTGCTGAAGCTTTAGAAGCTATTGGTGCCATTACTCTTTATGAAGAAGCAGTTGCATTTATAGAGGTAAGAAATCATCAGGCTTCTCTTCCTAATGGACTACATGCTATTATACAAGTAGCAAGAAATATATGTTGGGATGATATAAGAGAATGTGGTCTTTGTCCATCTGATGTACTTAACCTATCTGAAGAAGTTTCATCTTTAGCACCACTTCCTGCAGCTATACCTGTGCCTATTGATTGTGATGGTAAACCACTACAAGAATATGACTTAGCATACTACAGACCATATTTTGATTTAAGAGATGAGGTAGGATATTATGCTTCATCTTATTTGTATAATAATTGTTTTTCAGTTATAAGACTTTCTAACCATACATTTTTTAATTCACTTGTATGTTCTAATCCTGACCAGGATAAATTATATAATGCAGGTTCAGGAGTATTTGATGAATACACTATTATAAATGGAGATACTATTAGATTTTCTTTTGAGAAAGGTCAAATAGTATTATCTCATGTAAGACAAGTTGTTGATGAACAAGGTTATCCAATGATACCTGACCACTATGCTTATACTACTGCTATTACTAAATATGTAGTAATGAAGTTAATGGAAAGAGAGTTTTATGCTAACAGAGAAGGCTCAGTTGGAAAACTACAAAAAGCAGAACAGGATTGGCATTGGTATTGTAAACAAGCTCGTAATAGAGCTATGATGCCTAAAGGTGTTGACCAATGGCAGAACATTCTTGAACAAAGACAATATATGTTACCTCGTATGAATAGGTACTATGGATTCTTTGGTAAAATGTCAAGACCAGAATCTCGTAAATTTAATGACCCTGACTTTAGAAATTACTTTAGAGGATATTATAATTCTTATATCTAATGAATAACAACGTAAATAGACCACATAAGGGTATGATGCAGGATGTTAATCCTGTTGACCAATGGCAGAACATTCTTGAACAAAGACAATATATGTTACCTCGTATGAATAGGTACTATGGATTCTTTGGTAAAATGTCAAGACCA